TCGTTGACATAGCCGAGGTCAACGAACCCAGTGGTCGTGCCTCCCGTGCCGGTCGGGGCGGTCGTGGCGGTGGGGGCAGACATGACCGCGCCGGTCACGGCAACCCTTACGAGCGATGCATCGAGGGCCATAGCCCCTCCTTAGGGTGGTGTGCGGCGGGGTGCCGCTGGTGAGGGTGCCGGCGCGGACGGCGGGTGGTGGGTGCTACTTCTCCGGCTTGGCCGGGGGCTTGGCGGTCGGGGCGGTCTCCCAGCCCTGCGACTTGTAGTTGGCGACGAGCGAGGCGTCGACCTCGATCTCGTGCTTGCTGTTCGGATGGGTCAGCTTGTAGGCCATGACGGTCTCCTAGGTGAGTACGGCGGCCCGGTGGGTCGCCTCGATCTGCGCCAGACGGCGAGGCTGCCCAGACGGGTCGGCGACAGAGTTCGGGCCGGACGTGTGAGTGACGCGGACGCAGCCATTCGCGCCAGGCGCCTCAAGGGCCAGCGCGACGATCAGCGACGCGAGATTGGTCGCGTCCTGCTCCGTCTTCGCCCACACATCAAACGAGACGCGCGGACGGTCGAACAGGCCAGTGACGTTGCCGCCGTCACGGCGCACGATCACCATGCGGTCGCGGCGAGTAGTCGGGACGGCGCGGTCGAAGTAGACGCCGGACGCATAAGACTCAGGGCGGCCAACCAGTGCGCCGCGGAGGTACACGATCCACCACAGGTCAGCGTCGATCGGCAAGGCCGCTACGGGCTGCATCGTCATCCGGCAGCGTCCAGGGCTCGGGCAAGGTTGCCTGTGTTGGCCTCGACGATCATCGCGTGCGGCGCATCCGAGACCACCCGAACCACAGCACGATCAGTCGTGTCCTGCTCGAGGTGGAGACTCGCACGGTACTCACCCGACGCCACAGGCGCCGAAGACTGCGCGGCAGACAGGACAGGGCCAGCCTTGCCGGTCAACATCGCCCGCGTCTCCCCAGAGTTCAGCAGCGCCTTCACGCCAGCAGACTTAAGAACCACACGCGCCATGTCAGCCCTCCGTCCGCTTGAGCGGGATAACCATGCCCGGCTCCCAACCCGTGAACGGCGAGCGCCAATCGGCAGGGGTGCCATCTACGTCATACGTGCCGCCGCGGACCACCAGCCGGTCACCAGCCAGCACGTCCGAACCAAACGGCGCGTACACCGCAGGCTGCGTAAGGACCGCGTTGCGGGCATCCCGCAGCGGCTCCGACGACTCGCCAGGATTGAAGCCACAGCCAGGGATGTCGAGCTCGTCCGGAGTCGCCCAGTCGATGCCGGTCGCCTCGCCTGAGTACGGGTCCGTGACCGCCGCGCCACGCAGGCGGGTGACGGCCTCGCCGTGCGGGAAGTCCATCAGCCGGCCGGAATCCACAGGTTCGGCTGCGCCCAGTAACCATCCTCGCGGTCAGGACCGGCGAGACTGGTCGAGTAGACACCGCCCTGCGAGTCGGCGCAGAGACTCTGGAGCGACACAATCTCGGAAGGCCAGAACATGCCCCGACGCTCCTGGCGAGTGTCGAGCGTCTGCCCAAACGGACCCGCCTGTTGCGCCTGGAGCGCCCCGCTACCAGAGTCGTTCCACCGCAAGACGGCCCCACGCAGGATCGCCTTCACGGCGGTCGCATACGCGAAACCCTCAGCGGCAATGCAGGGGGCGGCCAGCAGGGCCATCGCCTCGGCGTCCTCGATCATCGCGTTCGCCTTCGCCGCCTCAATGGTGGCGAAGGGTGCGAGATCTTCAACGTCTAGGAATGTGCCCATGCTGACCGCCTCCCGTCACTTCTTGGTGGAGCTGGACTTCTTGGCATCCGCCTTCTTGGCAGACGCCTTGATCTCCTCGTAGCCAGCGGCCCGCCAGAACTCCACCGACGCGTCGTCGGTCTTGAGCTCGTGCTTAGTCGCCGGGTTCCTCAGAGAAGCCACGTCACGCAGCCGCGTCGATCTGGACGAAGTGGTTCACGTTGCGCGTGATGAAGCCCACCTCGATCTCGGCGCGAACAGCGAACATGTTCCGCTGCCACAGGTTGACCTGCGTGCCGCCGTCGTTGACGGTGGCCTGGTCGGAGACGTCGACCTGGACGCCCTCGACCGTGCCGTAGATCGCCGAGTTGGCGAAGTCGCCGGCCACGGCGGTGTTGCCCGTGGTGAGCGTCGCCGCGGTGCTGTAGACCGGGCGGCCGAAGATGCTGCCGACCCGACCGGACGTAGTGGCGTCCGGGATGAACAGCGGGCGACCGTCCGAGGCGACCTGCGAGAGCAGCAGGCCCTCGAAGGTGGGCGAACCCAGCCAGTGCGACAGGTTCCCACCAGCAGCGGCGACCGCGTTGAACACCGCAGCCAGGTCGGCGTAGGTGCTGGTGCCGTCGACCACGAGGGTCGGGGCGGCGGTCAGCACGTCGAACCCAGAGCCGGGAGCGGTGCCCGCCAGGACGGTGTCGTCGAACTTCTTGGCGAGCGCGCCGGGGAGGCGTCGGGCCAGCTCGCCGTACAGGGCGGGCAGGTCGCGACGGAACTCCATCGAGAAGGTCTCGATGACGGCGAGCTTGTAGGGGGTCATGCTCTTGCTCGACACGGTGGCGTGCGAGACCGGCTTCTCAGCCGACTCGGCAACCCACGCGGCAGCAGAGTCGCCCGTGATGACGGGGATGGTGATGCCAGAGCCCGGAAGGGCGATCTGACGAGAGACCGCCATGACGGCGGACTGCTGCTGCGTGGTGGCCCAGATCTCCGAGGAAACCTGCGCCGGGAGGACAACACCAGAGGTGCTGCGCTTGAGATCTCCTGCGGCCATGATTCTGAACCTTTCGAATGAGGGTTATCGGGTGAAGCTGCCGTCGATGGCAGCCGCGAACAGGTCAGCGGTGGACTTGCCCTTCTTGGGCGAACCGCTGCGAATGCCGAGGTCCAGCGACTCAGTGACGGACTCCTGCGAGTCGTCCTCGGTCGTGGCGGGCTTGAAGGTCGCCAGGAGTTCCTTGGCGTCGGCCTCGAGCTCATCGCGGGACTCGCCCACGAGACGCTTGGCCTGAGCAGGAGTGAGCCCCTGCTCCGCCGCAACCTCGAGCCGGAGAGCCTTGACCTCAGTCGCCGCGGCAGCCCTCTCGGCAGCCTCCGCACGCTCGGTCAGTCGCTCCAGCTCGGTCTTGTCGCGATCCTCGAACTCCTTGAGCTTCAGCCGAAGGGCTTCCGCTTCCTTGTTCGCCTTGTTGAGCGCACGCTTCACCTCGGGCGGAATGTCGTTGCCTTGGTTGTTCGTCTGCTCGGTCTCCGAGGCCGAAGCCTCGGCGCCTTCTGTGTTCTCAGCGTTGTCAGCCATCGCGGCTGCTCCTTGGGTGTGACAGATCACCCGCCCTCGCGGCGGAGTGAAGAATGGGGGTTAGTACGCCGGTTCGGCGGTACAGCCGCAGTGGTCGTGGGCGTCGAAGCCCGCGTTGTCCCGCGGATAGATGCGCCCGGCGAGCAGGCGGCAGAAGTCACAGCCACCACCGCCGAGAACTCGCTCCCAGCCGCGCGCCTTCGGGTCCGCCTTGATCGACCCAGTGACGGTGTCGCGTCCGGCATTCAGGACCAGGCGAGCCATCGAGCCGGTCGTCTGCGTCAGCGCGTTGCCCATCGCGACATCCGCGGCGACGCCAGCAGAGGCGGCCTTCTTCGCGGCAATCAGAGACGTGACCCGCAGCGAAGTCGTGAACTGCTCGGCGGGCATCTGAGGCACGACGATCCGAACATCGCCCGAGAGCCCACTCGCGACCCGGAAAGCCCGCAGATAGGCAGCAGCGAGCCCTGTCGACGTCCTACGGTTCTTGCTGACCACTGCCAGAACCTCTGCGGCGAAGCCGGGGAAGGATCGGTCGAGTGCGGCCCAGTCGAGCCCGGGCCACAAGGCTTCAACCTGAGCGACCGTCGTCCGACGCAACGCCAACTGCTGACGACGATGAACGAGCGTCAGTTGCCGGGGCTCCAGCGCCATCAGGCATCCGGGTCGAAGATGGCGGCAAGGTCGACGCCCGCGCCGTTCTCGAGGCGCCACGCCGCGTCACGGTCACGCTCGGTCTCTT